TACATAATTGGATTGGTTTCTGTACGTGCTGACCTCACATATCAACAGGGTCTTCCTAAGATGTGGTCTAGGTCTACACGATATGATTTTTATTTCCCAGTATTTGCCACTTTGGGTGAGCAAGCTGTTTTGAACAAAGAAATTTATGTTCAAGGAACAGCTGCGGACAATGATGTATTTGGTTATCAAGAGCGTTGGGCTGAGTACCGTTATAAGCCTTCACAAATTACAAGTTTGATGAAGTCTACTAGTGCCGGTACTATTGATGCTTGGCATTATGCCCAGCGATTTACTACTTTGCCTACGTTGAATTCAACGTTTATTCAAGAAACTCCTCCAGTTGCGCGTACAACAGCAGTTGGTGCGGCTGCTAACGGTCAGCAGTTTTTGATGGATGCGTTTTTTGATTGTAAGATGGCTCGTCCAATGCCGTTGTATTCTGTACCTGGCTTGATCGACCATTTCTGATGTTTTATATAACCTCGAGTACCCGAAAGGGTACTGAGGAAACAACCGAAGGGCGTTAGTATGTTTGGTGATATTCTCAGTTCTGCTGTTAGTATTTGGAACGCTGAAAAGAATCGTGATGCTGCAGCTCAAGCTCAGAATCAGTCAGAGGCTTTTAATGAGCGTATGTCAAATACACAATACCAGCGCATGATTCAAGATTTGAATGCTGCTGGTTTATCACCTATGTTGGCTTATTCTAAGGGTGGCCATGCTCCTACTAGTTCACCAACTACTGGTACTAGTTCTATTGAAGCTCCTAAGTTTGGTGAAACTGCTAATCGCATGAGCCAGAATCAATTGACTAATGCTCAAGTTGATGTTGCTAAGGCTCAAGAGCAGCTTAATATTTCTGCTGCAAGAAAGACTGCAGCTGAAGCTGATCTAGCTGCTCAAAAGGTTTTACAAGAGCCTGCTCGTTTTTATTTGGAACAAGCTGCACTTGGTTCTCAGATTAACTCTACTACCGCCCAGGCTAATCAAACTTCGGCATTGGAATTACTAACTCGTCAGGGTAAAGCTCCAGCTCCTGACACAAACATTGTTCGTAATATCAAAGATGCCGTTAATTTAGGCGGTAAAGGAGTTACTGATGCCAAGTCTGCCTTGGATAATTTTATTGGTCGTACTTATAAGTCTATAAGGGGTATTAAATGAGTAAAGGTAATCTACCGTTTGTACGTAATCCGTACAATTATGATATGGCTCTTGTTTCACAAGAGTCTGGTCTTGAGTGTCAAGACCCGAGTTTAGCTCAACAACACATGAAGGATGAATGTGATATTAACGTTATTGTTGAGCGATTTGGGGTTACAGGGCAATTTCCACAAAGCCCTGTATCGCCTCAATATGGCGATTTTAGCGGTGTAACCGACTACCATAGTGCGTTGAATCAAATTAACGCAACTATGGATGACTTTATGGCCTTGCCAGCGAAACTTCGCGTTAGGTTTGACCATGATCCTGTCAAACTATTGGAGTTCCTTGAGAACGACCAGAATCGCGATGAAGCGATTCAATTGGGTCTTATTGATGGACAACCAGTGGTTGAACCCATCGTTTCTTCAGAAACACCTAAGGCTGCTGAGTAAAACGAAGCAGCCAGCACAGTTACTCTACTTGATGTAACTGTGCTAGGTGACACCAAACCACTACTTTAACTACGGAGTAACCATGTTAACAAGAAAGCCTGTAAATAAGTACAAGTCTGCTAAATCGTTTCGTAAGCAAACGAGTAAGACTAAGTCTTTGAATATGCGCCATGCGCCTATGAGAGGCGGTTTTAGACTCTAATGGCATGTTATAAGCCCTTAACGGCTTATCAATGCAGTGACAGGTCTATTATTTGGCGAGAAATACCAGGGGCGGATGTAGTCCGCACCCTATCATTGCCTTGTGGTCAGTGTGTTGGTTGTCGCCTTGAACGCTCACGTCAGTGGGCGATTCGTTGTATGCATGAGGCACAAATGCATACGAGTAATTGTTTTATTACGTTGACATATGCTCCAGAGCATTGTCCTAAGGATATGTCATTGGATTACAATGACTATCAGCTTTTTATGAAGCGGTTGCGTAAGCGTTTTACTGGAAAAACGATACGCTTTTATATGGCAGGTGAATATGGTGAATCTTTTGATCGTCCTCATTTCCATGCTTGTCTGTTTGGTATTGATTTTCCGGATAAGAAAATATTTAAGAGAACGCAGACTGGCTCTATCCTCTATACGTCAGAGGTTTTGGAAGAGCTGTGGCCGTTTGGCTATTCTACAATTGGTGATGTTAATTTTGAGTCTGCTGCTTATGTTGCAAGATATATTATGAAGAAGATTAATGGGGTTACTGTCAATGAAAACCACGAAGTGGTTGATGCGGGTGCCCATTATCAGTATTGTGATTTAGAGACTGGAGAGTTAATTCAGCGTAAGCCTGAGTTTAACAAGATGTCTCTTAAGCCTGGCATTGGTCAGGCTTGGTTGGATAAGTTCATGTCCGATGTTTATACACAGGACCATGTTGTGGTGCGTGGCAGAAAGTGCCGACCACCACGTTTTTATGATAATAAGTTTAAGTTGAAGTTTCCGGATCAGTTTGATATGATCCAGTTTGCCAGAGAGATGGATGGTCGCTCTCGGCATGAAGATAACACGCTTGAGCGGCTTGCCGTTAAGGAAAAAGTTGCGTTGGCTAAGTTATCGCTATTAAAACGAACTATTTAAGGAGTTTTTTATGAAGATGGTAATTGTTTCTATTAAAGATACAGCTGCTGACGCTTTTGGTCGTCCAGCTTATGTAGCGAGCGAAGGCGTAGCGGTACGTCAGTTTCAGGATGAAGTTAATCGCGCTAGCGATGATAATCAGTTATATAAGCATCCTGATGATTTTCATATGTATTATTTGGGGTTGTTTGACGATACAACAGGTAAGTTTGAACTACTGGAAACCCCTAAGTTGATAGCTCGTGCTAAAGAGGTTATGATTCGCGAAAGCGAGTAAGGTTTTTTATATACCGGATTACTAGCTCATATAATGAGCTAGTAGTTCGGAATTTCGGGAGATAGTTATGCATCGCAATAAGTCAGTAAGTAATCATTCGTTTGCTATGGTTCCTAAAGCGGATATTCCGCGATCTAGTTTTGATACTCAGTACGCGCATAAAACTACGTTTGATGCCGGTTTTTTAGTTCCTATTTATTGTGATGAAGTGCTCCCTGGCGACACTCATCGTGTAAAGATGACTGCATTTGCACGTTTGGCCACACCGCTATTTCCTGTGATGGACAACTTGCATCTTGATACATTTTTCTTTTTTGTACCAAACAGATTAGTTTGGGACAATTGGGTTAAGTTTATGGGTGAACAAACTAACCCAGGAGATTCTATTTCTTATGTTGTTCCTACTATTACATCTACCCCTGGCGGTTACGGTGTTGGTACTGTTTACGATCATTTAGGTTTACCAACTGCTGGCCAGATTACTGGCAGCAATACAGTAACGCATAATGTTTTACCATTGCGTGCTTATAATTTGATTTATAACGAGTGGTTTAGAGACGAGAATTTACAAAATTCCGTTCCATTCCGTACTACAGATTCAGGTGATGTTCTTACAGATTTTGTTTTGCGCAGACGCGGAAAGCGTAAGGATTATTTTACAGGTGCTTTGCCTTGGCCACAGAAGGGTGCTTCTGTTACATTGCCATTAGGCACAACTGCTCCTGTTTCTATTGCTGCTTCTGGTCAGATTCGTTGGGTTAACAACGCTGGTGGTATTACTTCTCAATGGGTTGACGCTTCTAATACATATAAAGCAGATTTGCAGAGTGGTACTGCCCAGACTTCTAATGTTACTTATTCTTCTGGTTTAATTGGTACTGCTGATTTGTCTGCTGCCACTGCAGCAACAATTAATCAGCTACGTCAATCTTTCCAGATTCAGAAGCTTTTAGAGCGTGATGCTCGTGGCGGTACACGTTATACTGAGTTATTACGCGCTCATTTCGGAGTTACACCTCAGGATTATCGTTTACAACGTCCTGAATACATTGGTGGTGGATCTACTTATGTCAATATCAATCCGATTGCTCAGACTTCTGCAACGTCGGTTACTGGTTCTGCTACTCCGCAAGGTAACCTTGCTGCAATGGGTACTGCATTGGCTCAGGGACACGGCTTTACGTATGCTGCTCAAGAACATGGATACATAATTGGATTGGTTTCTGTACGTGCTGACCTCACA